GACCAGCAAACCAAGACTGACTGTTAGTAGCAGCACTTTCAGTACCACTTACAGTGTTCCAACCATAACCTGCAGAGATGGAGGGAACCCAACCAGATTGAGTGGGTTGCCAGTATGCATTCAGAGCATATCCATTAGAGGTTTGACCAGGAGCAAGAGCACCTGAAGCACCATCAAAACCATTATAGGTACGAACACGAGTGCCTTCAGTACCATAACGATAACCAAATGCAGCACCCCAGTTATCACCACGATAACCAATTTGTGCCAAAGTGTTCAGAGCACCAGAACGATCAAACTCACCAGTAGAACTATCAGCACCATTTTGTGCAACATAGTTTACACCAGCAATAAGACCTTTGGTTCCATACTGAACACCGAAACCTGAACCAACTGCTTTATTATAAACTCCAGGAGCACCAGCAACTTGGAAGAAGTCAAGGATCTTGGAACTATAAGCAGTAGGGAGCCAGGAAATTTCAGTGTTACGAACCAGAGCACCAGCAGTCAGAGTAGTGCTACCATTGAACACAGGGAACTGATAGTACAGACGATCAATAACTACATTATTGCCATTCTCACCAGTGGTGTTGTCTGCTTTATCCAGTTTGAACAGTGAAGAACTGGATCCAAAAGGATTGCTGCTGAAGTTAGAAGAACGCAGACGAGTACGAAGCAGGTCCTTACCAGTGAATGAAGTATCCAGGTTCAGACGCAGATCATAGTTAAATGCTGTGTGAGTGATATCACCATCTTTGCTTTGGTAGTCATCAACACCACCAAGAACAAAGTTTGCTTCACCACGCAGTTTAGTAGTTGTAGAGAACTGTTGTGCTTCAAGTGTAGTCACTTGTGCTTCCAGTTTGTCAACACGACCACGAAGAACTGCAAGTTCTGCAGCAAACTCATTAGTAAGACGCTTGAGTTCATCAGTAACTTCAGTTACACGATCCAGACAAGCATTCAGAAGTGCTGCTGCCTCATAACGAGTCATAGCACGACCACCACCAAAGGTTCCATTGGGATAACCAGCAACACAACCATAACGATCTACTAGTTGTGAGAGTGCTTGATATGCCCAGTCAGTTGGTTGCACATCAGAGAATTGAGTGACACTTGTAACCTGTTCTGAAGAATATTGGGTTACTCCACCCATATTGAGTTCTGCAGCATTCACAGCAGGAGCAACAATCCCCAAGGCAACAGGTGCAAGCATCAGTTGTTTGAAAAATTTCATATAGTTTGTTAAGAATTACAACTACAGTGTTTATTTATAATTCCCAGATGTTTCTGGGGAAGCGGGTAAGGGGATTCGAACCCCTGACTACAACTTGGAAGGATGGCATGTTACCACTACACTATACCCGCATATGTAAGGGAGTATTATAACTCCCTAGTATTCAGTTGTCAAGTATGTATATTATACCCTAGTATAGCATACATTGGCAACCCCCTGTCCAGGAGATGCAATTTTACCAAAAGCTCCATAGGACAAGTCAAGAGATCTACCAGCAACAAAAGGTCCTCTGTCATTTACTCTTACAATTACAGAACGACCATTTGATTGGTTAGTGACTTTTAATTTGGTGCCAAAAGGAAGAAATTTATGGGCAGTTGACAACCCATATGCATTGTATCTTTCTCCATTGGCAGTAATTTGTCCATGATATCCATCACCTACTCCATAATGTGATGCAAGGGAACATCCGCTTGCTGCCTTTGCTGTGATGGGTGCCAGTCCAACAAGACCAAAGGCAAGTATTGAAAGTGTTTTAAAAAGCATTAAATTTAAGTGAACTCTACATCCCAATAGAAGGGGGGTACACCACTTCTCTCGAAGGGCACCTTCCTGGGCTCTAATTTCATAATCAAAGACTCATTCTAAAAATCATTATGAGTGATTATTTAGGATTTTAGATTACATCATTAATATAATCTAAAGAGAGAACTTCAATATCATATTTTTGAACAACCCAATCTTTAATTTCTGCATACAAAGCAGAAGCATCATCCAATCTTCCAGAATCACACAATTCATGAATTCTGTCAAATACATCATCCACTCTGTTCTGACACATCATTTGCAATTGTCTTTTGTTCATAATAATCTTTCCTGAAGTATCTTCCCAAGATGTTGCTATTATAGTACCTAGGTTCTCCAGTGTCAAGTGATTCAGTTAAGACATTATTTAAGAATAACTGTTTAGTCTCCTCATAGTTTGTTTTTCCTATAGTTTGATGCAAAGAAAGTATAGTCCTCTTGAACTTATCCTTACCATACTTCTTTACATCTTCTTTTAATTCTGGACAGGATCCATAATACTTTTTCCAATCACTTTCCTGTTTAACTTTTCTAGACTTACCCTTTGGTTTTCTAAAAGACCAAAAATACTTTCTTCCCAAATAAATTCTGGAAGTCTCAGTGCATTCAATACGATAAACAAAACCAAAGTAGTCCAGTATGTCAGGTGAATCAAAGATCTTTCCTTGATATATCCAAGGGTTCTCATAGGTCATAAAGCCTTTAATAATTAAGCCTTATTTATCCTTCAAACCTGACAGAGTGATTCTAGTTACAATTTGGATCCTTGTCAACCCATACTCCTCTAATGCCCATCACTCCTCCAGGACACTCATAGTAGATGGCATCCCTCACCACCAGTCTCTGAGTGTCAGAGAACCTTGGGGACTTCAGACCCTCCAGGATGGTCTTGTTGGTCATCCTAGGAGGCAGAGAGGACTCCCATCTCCCATACTCCCTGATTGCTTTATCCACATCCCTCTCAACTCTTCTGTTCAATTTTTCTGGATCTTTAATAACTAACTCATTAAAAATAGTCTGTGGGAAGAACTTTCTTTGAATTTCATCAAAGAGATCCCACAGACTATCTTCAGATATTTTAGTGCATTGAGAAAGAGTTGCAATTAATCCAGAAGTAATAATACTTACAAAGATTAATTGCTTTTGCTTCTTACTTAGATTCACCTTCTTTTTTTGATCTTATCTCATCAATAAGTTTATTAAGTTTTTCTCTCTTGGCTATTTGAGATGGCTTTCTTGGACCTACTTTTCTGTTTTCTAAATCTGCATTTTCTTCCATAGAAGTTTCCTCCACAGCATATCTGCGATCTGATTTAGAGGTATCCATATGCTTCTTAGCCATCTTAGTGGCAGTTGCATACATTACAGACTTTGCTCTCTCACCATATCTCTTCTTAAAGTCTGCTGCAGACTTCTTCATTCCTTTTACAAGTCTTTCCTTTTCACCAGTTTCTGCAGTATCAAGTGCTCTTTCATCAAGTTCCAGTTCCTCAGGTACACAATTGGGAACTTCTTTTCCACCCTTCATCTTAGTAGGAGGATTGCCAAGTTTCTTTCCAGACCAACACTTAGATGCACCAACATTTTTTCTTGCTTGTTTGATGCCTTCAATAATTTGATCTACTTCTTCTACATTTAAAGTTTTTGGATATCCTTTCTCTCCTGGCTTTGCTGGTCTTTCTCCACGCTTTCTCTTGGCATGGATGTTATCCCATAAACCTCTCTTACCCTCTTCAATTTCAATCTCTTCAAAATGCTTTCTTGCTGCTTTGACCATATCAGCATGTGCCTTTGTCTTCTTCATATCTTCAATTGCTTTTTCATTATTCTTTCTTCTCTTCTCCATATCTGTCTCAAGATATGAATTATCTTTTGCTTCCTTAGTAAGTTCACCAACTGCCTTTGCTTTGCGAATCTTCTTGGCACTCTTTAATCCACCGCCAGGATACATTTGCTCTTCATCGTCACGATCATAATCAGGATCTACATTAGCACGATGTCTTGCTGCTCTCTCTGGAGATGCTTTAGGATCATGAATACCTGCCCTACGAAGAGGAGAAGTCTTGAGTGCTGCTCTCTTTTCTTTTTGCTTTTGACGACTTCTTTGTTGTTTGAAGTCCTTCATAGTCATACCTTCATCTACAAGATCTCCATCTACCTCAACAGAATCTGCCATTCCATGAATATGCTTGCCTCTTGATTTCTTATCTTCTCTTTCTGCAGACTTCTTTTCACTTTCTGCATACTTAGCACCAACCTTTGAATCTAATCTATCAGACTTACCTGCTCTTCGTTCTTGAGCAGCAAGACGTCTCATTTCCTTTTCATCATCACTCATTCTTTCATCAAGTTGAGAATAGATCTGACTATATGCTTCTCTAATGTTGTTAAGTCCTGCCATGACGCAAAAAATCCTTTTTAGTTATTTATAAAAAAAGAGGGTCCTAAGACCCTCTACTCAAAGTTTAAATCCAGCAAAACTATCTTTCTTCAAGTCTTGTTTGATGCCACCAACCACATAACTTTCAACTTCAGTTTCCTGGGGAGCAACTTGTAGACCTTTTGAGGAGATCCAGTGTTCTGTCCAGGGGAGAGGATTATTTTTGGCAGGGATATCATAGATAGGTTTAATTCCAATAGATTTCATACGACGATTAGCAATCCACTCAACATAGTTATTGAGAAGTTTATCATTCAGACCAATCATAGAACCATCCTTAAACAGATACTGTGCCCATGATTTTTCTTGATCTACACAAGTTTTAAATGCATTAACTACCCAATCTTGTTCTTCTTTAGCAATTTGTTGCATTTCTGGATCATCCCCTTCACTCCACTTATTGAGGATGTTTTGAGTAATAACAAGGTGCTGGTTTTCATCTCTGGCGATAAGAGAGATAATTTTAGCGGATCCTTCCATAAGCTTGAGTTCACCAAATGCAAACGAGCAAGCGAACGAGACATAAAACCTGATACCTTCGAGAATGTTGACATTGGCAATTGCTCTATAAAGTTTTCTTTTAAGTTCAATTCTTTCCTCTCTAGCATACCCTGCACCTTCCTGTGCAAAGATCCAATCATTAGATGATCCATATCTTTGAGCAGAATTGATGAAGTCATCATATGCTCCCGTAACAGAAGATGCTCTTTCTAAAATCCTTTCATTAGTGAGGATAGTATCAAATACTTCAGAAGGATCGGAGTATACATTTTTGATAATGTAAGTATAGGATCTGGAGTGAATCATCTCCATAAATTCCCAAACAGTCATACATGCTTCCAATTCAGGAAGAGAACAGTATGGAATAAATGCCATACCAGGACCTCTTCCCTGAACAGAATCAAGAAGAATTTGATACTTTAAGTTAGATGTGAAGATGTGCTTTTGTTCTGGTCTTAATGTTTGATAGTCTGCTCTATCCTTTTGGAGGGAGACCTCCTCAGGTCTCCAGAAGTATCCAAGTTGCTGTTGTGTAAGTTTATCAAAGACTGGATATTTGTATTGATCATATCTTTGAACTCCAAGGGGATTTCCAAAAAACATAGGTTGCTTCTTGGAATCTACTTGTGATGTGTTGAATACTGTCATTCCTTCTATTGTGGGGTCAGAGTTAACTCTAAATTTTGCAACTGTCACAATCTTCCTCTCCTTTTGAACTTAAAATTTCCTCAATTAAATCATTGATGTTTTGTGTTGGTTCTTTAATTTCATCAGTCTTATTATCATAAGTATTCTGATAATAAGATGTCTTCCATCCATACTTATATGTACTCAAGAAATCTTGTGCCATTACTGAAGTAGGAACTTCATTGTCTTGGTAATTTTCTGGATTATAGGACCAGTTTCCAGAAATTGCTTGATCGAAGAATTTCTGCATAACTGCAACAATATTAATGTAACCAGTATTGCTAGGCATATCCCAAAGAAGCGTATAATTATTCTTGAGATGTTGATACTGGGGGACAATCTGCTTAAGAGGTCCTTTCTTTGATTTCTTAATGGACAGGAATCCCCTAGGAGGCTCGATGCCATTGGTGGCATTTGACACAACGGAACTGCTCTCTGATGGCATTTGTGCAGACAGCGTTGAATGTCGTAGTCCATATGCTTGAATACTGGAACGTAAAGATTCCCAATCATGCTGGTAGGGGATAGAGGAAATTTCGTCTACATCTTTTTTGTAGGTATCAATTGGAAGAATCCCATCAGAATATTTAGTCCTATTAAAATACTCACAAGCACCTTTTTCTTTAGCAATCTGATTAGATGCTTTCAGAAGATAATATTGGAATGATTCAGAAAGTCCATGAACAGCATCCCATGCCTCTTGAGAATCATATCTGAATCCAAGTTTAGCAAGGTAATGAGCAAGACCAATATAACCAATTCCAAGGGATCTACGTGCCTTTGTAGACTTCTCTGCAGCAACTACAGGATAATCCTGGTAATCAATTAGTTCCTCAAGTCCTCTGACTGATAGTTCACAAAGTTCTTCAAACTCTTCATCATCTCTTACTTTTCCAACATTAACTGCTGACAAAATACAAAGAGCAATTTCGCCATTAGGATCATCAATATGCTGAAGAGGTTTAGTTGGAAGAGTAATTTCTTGACACAGATTGCTCATCTCAACTTTATCCTTAAAGGATGAGTGAGAATTACAATGATCAATGTTCATGATATAGATTCTACCAGTCTCTGCTCTTTCTTTCAAGAGGTCCAGAATGAGTTCTTGAGCACCAATAGTTTTCCTTGGAATAGACTCATCTCGTTCTGCAGCCAGATAAAGGTCGTCAAATCCATCAAGACCAAAATTAGCACTAAGCTCAGGAACATCGTGGGGACTAAAGAGTGAGATGTCTTGGTTGTTAATGAATCTTTCATAAAAGAGTTTGCTGATTTGAATTGAGTAATCTAATTTTCTAACTCTATTATCTTCTGTTCCTTTATTGTTTTTAAGAACAAGAATATCTTCTATTTCTTGGTGCCAGATTGGGAAGTGCACTGTCGCGGATCCACCTCGTATGCCATTCTGCGTGCAACATCTGACAGTTGCTTCAAACTTCTTGAGAAATGGTACAACACCTGTGTGTTGAACTTCTCCACCTCTGATTTTGCTGTTGATACCACGGATTCTACCAGCATTGATGCCGATCCCCGCCCTCTGTGCAACGT